CCTCCGTTTTTGCGCGNTCAGCTCNGGAAGGCCCCTTAAANTCGTTGNCCCGCAACAACTTCCGCGGCCNGGGCGNGGTCGGGTTGCGTTGNNCCGCAACGACTTCCGCGAGCGGCAGCAGCGTGGGCGCGGGAGTCATTGCCGCGCAACGCTTTCCGTGTGCGCCTCGACGTGTCGGGACGTTGCTGCGCGCCAATGGATTTGGCGGCTGCGTAGCGAGGTGCGCGGAAAGCGTTGCCGCCCAGAGGCGGTAGGCTCGTAGGAGGTCGCGCCAGAACTGTTGGCGCACAGAGGAAGTAAAGGAAAACACAGTCACCATGAGCGAATATGCGGTTGAGGCGTTCGCGCCGTCGGAATTGCGTCTGTACCAACGTAATCCGCGCAAAGGCAAGGTTGATGCGATTGTCGGTTCCCTGCTGGCAAATGGGCAGTATCGGCCCGTTGTCGTGAACAGGGGGACTCACACCGGGCGCGAGAACGAGGTGCTGGCGGGCAATCACACAGTGATGGCGTTCCGTGAGCTTGTGCAGAAGTACCCCGACGATGAGCGGTGGCATCGGGTGACGTGCTTCGTTATCGATGTCGACGAGGACGCCGCGAAGCGGATTGTGTTGGCAGACAACAGAACAGCCGACCTGGGTGGGTACGACGACGAGGTGCTGGCGGAGTTGTTGCAGGAGCTTCCTGACCTGTCCGGCACCGGCTACACCGACGAAGACCTCGACAAGCTGCTGGCGGGGAGCATTGTTGACGGCGATGCTCCAATCGAAGAGCCGCCGGTGGTGTTCGGGGTTGTTGTTGAGTGTGACACTGAGGCGCAGCAGACGCTGCTACTGGAACGCCTTGATGCAGAAGGGTTTCGGGTTAGGGCGTTGATGTGAGGGTTGACATTGATTTGACGCTTGATCCGCCGCGTAGCGTCAGGGCGCAGCAGGTGTCGGGCATGTTCGATGTACCTCTGACCGACAAGCTTGCGGCCAGCTGGTCACACAACCTGCCCATCGAGGAGAGGCCGTGGCAGGTCGGTCTTGTGGTTGGGGCTTCCGGCGCTGGCAAGTCCGTTCTGGCTCGCGAACTTTGGGGTGACCGCGTTGTCGATGGCTTTGAGTGGACCGACAAGCCGATCATCGACCAGTTCCCACGCGATATGTCGATCAGGGACATCACGGCGCTGTTGACGAGCGTCGGGTTCGGCACGGTACCGGCCTGGTTGCGTCCCTACTCAACTTTGAGCAACGGTGAGCGCTTCAGAACCGATATGGCGCGTGCCGTTGCCGAGTCTGATGGCTCATTGGTTGTGGTGGACGAGTTCAGCAGCGTGGTCGACCGGCAGGTGGCTCGCGTTGCCTCCCACTGTGTTCAGAAGATGATCAGGCGCAGCAACCGGCAGTTCGTCGCCGTCACCTGTCACTACGATGTAATCGATTGGCTTCAGCCGGACTGGGTCTATGATGTTACGCGGCTTGAGTTTTCGTGGAGGTCGGTTCGACCCCGACCGGCCATGCGGCTCACAGTCCACGAGGCTTCGACCTCTGTATGGAAGGTTTTTGCGCGACACCACTATCTGAGTTCCGAAATCGCGAAGTCCGCAAAGTGTTTCGTGGCGTGCGTAGACGGCGAACTGTGCGCCTTCACCAGCTACCTGCACTTCCCACACGCCAAGACCCGCAATATCAAGATGGGTCACCGGCTGGTCGTGCTGCCGGACTATCAGGGCTTGGGAATCGCGTCGCGGCTTGAAGATTGGCTTGGGCAGTGGCTAGCTGATCAGGGCTATCGCTACCGCAATGTCGTGGCACACCCGGCGATGATCGCGCTGTACTCGCGGTCGCCCCGTTGGCGTGAGACACACTCGCGGAGCAAGTCTGTGCGGACGACATCGAAGAGCCGCAGCCTGAAGCGGCAAGCGTTGTCGAGCCGACGCCTGGTGGTGCGCTCATTTGAGTATCAGCCGCCAGCGAAAGAGCAAGTCTCATGAGAACGTTCGTGGCAGCGAAGCTGCACAACCTGCACGTGACCGATGCCAGCGTGGATTATGTCGGCAGCGTCACCATCGCGTCAGAATTGCTGGCCGAGGTCGATATCAGGCCCTATGAGCAGGTTGATGTGGTCAACCTCAACAACGGAAGCCGCTGGACGACATACGTTCTGCCTGGCGACACTCCCGGTGTGTTCACGCTCAACGGCGGCGGCGCTCGATTGGGTGTGGTCGGTGATCGTTGTGTGGTGATCGCGTACCGGCAGGCCGAGGCGTTCCCTGGTGCGCGGGTTGTGTTCTGCGATAAGGACAACCGCGTCGAGCGCAGGGTTGAGTACCGATGATTGTGTTGGAGCTTGGGCAGTATGTGGCACCGGCGTACGCGGGGATGGTGCTCGCTGAGCAGGGCCACTGCGTGGAGAAGTGGTACCAGCAGAATGACCCGGTACTGGGACTGCATAACGGCAAGCAGCTATGGAAGTGGTTGCAATACGGAAAAGTGTTGCAGGAGCGCCACTCCCGAGAGGTAGTGAACATTCCGAAGGGCCGGTTCGATGTCATCATCGACAACCATCGGGCCGACGCGTGGCAGCGGTGGGGGATCGACCCGGCCGAGGTAGCCGAAGCCCTTGATGTGGTGTGGGTTTCGCTGCGGGCCGACGACGATGAACGCAGTTTCGATGTGATTGCCCAGGCTCGCGCCTGGGGTGATCGTGGCATGTTGCCGTTCTACATCGGGGACACCGCCGCCGGTCTGTGGCTCGCCTTCAAGGCTGTCGCTACGCGTAGTTCGGGGCACTATGTGATCCGGCAGGCCGCAGCGCTCGCCAAGTTGGTCGAGGGTGAGCTTGTCGTGGATCGTTCGCAGCCGTGGGATGCGCCGGGCACCTACGGGTTTGACGAGTACGGTGCCTATGTCGAGTATCGCGGTGAACGGATCGTGGAGCCGTACCGCGACGACGACTGGCGTCGGAAGCACTTGGAGCACGACGACGGACGCTTTCGTGTCTGAGAGCAGTTGAGGGAGAACGTCAATGGCAGGCTGGGGTTAGGGCGTTGAGGGTTGACATTGATTTGACGGTTGATCCGCCGCGTAGCGCCAGGGCGCAGCAGGTGTCGGGCATGTTCGATGTAAGCCTTGACGAGAAGTTGGCGTTGTCGTGGCGGCATGACTTGCCGATTGATGACGCTGATTGGCGCGTCGGGCTTATTGTCGGGCCGTCGGGTAGTGGGAAAAGCGTTCTGGCTAAACGCATTTGGGGCGATCTGGTGCGGGAGCGTTTTGATTGGTCCGATGATGCGCCGGTCATCGATCAGTTCCCGACCGGCATGCCGATTCGCGATATCACGAACCTGTTGACAAGCGTTGGTTTCGGCACCGTTCCGGCGTGGCTGCGACCGTACTCGACGTTGAGTAATGGCGAGAAGTTCCGCGTTGATATGGCGCGCGCTATCGCTGAGTCGGAAGACCTTGTGGTTATTGACGAGTTCACGAGCGTTGTCGACCGGCAGGTGGCGCGGGTTGCGTCGCACAGCGTGCAGAAGGCGATTCGGGGTGTCGAGAATCGCCGGTTGGTGGCGGTTACCTGCCATTATGACGTGGTTGATTGGCTGCAACCTGATTGGGTGTATGACGTTGCTGCCCAAGAGTTTTCGTGGAGGTCGGTTCAACCCCGACCCAGCCTCAACCTCAAGGTCTTCAAAGCTAAGCGCGATGTTTGGCGAGTGTTTGCTCGACACCACTATCTGAGTTCGGAGCTAGTCTCTGCGGCGCAGTGTTTCGTGGCTACCGTAGATGATCAGTTGTGCGCCTTCGTGGCTTACCGGCACTTCAGCCACCCGCGTACGAACAACATCAAAATGCTGCATCGGTTGGTGGTGCTGCCTGACTATCAGGGTTTGGGAATCGCTTCGCGCCTTGCTGATTGGTTGGGGCAGTATCTCGCCGACCGTGGTTACCGGTGCAGAAACGTGGTTGCTCATCCCGGCATGATAGCGCTGCATAGCAGGTCGCCGCGTTGGCGTGAAACTAAATCGAAAGCCAGGTCTGTGCGTACGACGACATCTGATCCATGGCTTCGGAAGTTGAATATGTCGTCGCGCCGCCTCCTGGTGCGTTCGTTCGAGTATCAGCCTCCGGCACAAGGCAGGGGCGCCTGAGCGGGCTAAACGCTCTGGCGCACAAGGAGAATGGAAGGTTTTGTAGTCTGATGGCAGCACCGAAGCCTCGTCATGCGAACTTGAAGCTGATCGAAGGTAGGGGCAATGGGCGCGATAGCGGTGGTCGGAAGATCAAGACGCCGCCAGCGTTCACCCGCAAGCCACCGAAGCGGCCAAAGCACTTGTCTCCCATTGCGCTTGAGCTGTGGGACCGGGTGTGTGAGGAACTGCCGAGACTTGGCCTGTTGAAGGACATCGATGGTCCTGCGCTTGAAATGCTTTGCGAGACATACGCTGTCTGGCGGCAGGCTGTTGATGTTCGGCAGAAGAAGGGTGTGCTTGGGAAGAACAGTCAGGGTATCGTTGAGGCGCCGTGGCTGAAGGTTGAGCGTGAGTCGGCTAAGGAGTTTCGCGCGTTGTGCGCCGAATTCGGTTTGACGCCTTCGGCTGAAATGCGACTGGCTGGACCGTCGACGGGTACTGGTGAGCCGAACGCCGACAACCCGTTCGCTGGCTCGTAGGGAAGGATTCGAAGGTGTCTGAGGAACCGATCGTGAAACATCTTGGGGCTGCGACTCGTTCGCTGATCATTCTGGCGGATGAGGTGCGCACTGAGGCTCCTGCTCCTGTGCAGCTTCGTGGCTACAAGGCGAGCGGTATTCAGCTTGTTGTGAACGTGTCGGAAGTCGACGACGAGGGTTCGCCGAAGATCAAGGTTAAGCTGTCTGGCGTAGATGTGTTGAGCGACAGCACGTTTGATCTGGTGGAGTCGATTGAGATGGCGAGTGTCGGCACGCATGTGCTGACCGTGTACCCAGGCGTCGGCGAAGTCGCGAATGTGTCTGTGTCTCAGGTTCTTCCGCACGTTGTGCAGATCGGGGTTACGCATGACAATGCGGATGAGATTGCTTACAGCATCGCCGCCTACTTGCTCGACTAGGGGCTTGGCTATCAGTGGTGTGTGATGGCGGGTCAACGGAGTCGTGCGCGCACAGGTACGCGAAGTGCTAGTCGTCGCGCCAGCGGGCAGACAAGCATCGAAAAGGCTTGGGCGGAAGCTGATCTCGACGCGTTGAAGATTAGTCCGGAGGTCGCGTGGTATATGGAGTCGCGCGGCTACAAGGTGCCGGACTGTCCGCCGTTGATTAAGACGCCGGAGCCGGGCTATGTGAAAGTGTCTGCGGCGCGCGGCTATCGGTTCGATCCTGAGCGGGTTGACAAGGTGATCAACAGCTTTCGGCAGCTGCGGCACACCAAGGGTCATATGGCCGGTCACGTGTTCGAGCCTGACCCGTGGCAGGTTGCGTATGTCATTGCACCGTGGGCGGGTTGGATCACGAAGTCGCCGGATACGGGCGAATGGGTTCGCGTGATCACGTTGATGTACGTGGACCTGCCACGTAAGAACGGGAAAACCACCCTTGCCGGTGGTATCGGGCTGTACATGACTGGCGCCGATGGTGAGCACGGTGCCCAAGTGCTGAGTGCCGCAACGACAAAGGATCAGGCTTCGTTCGTGTTCGAGCCGATGCGACAGCTTGTGCTCAAGTCTGGTCTGCGTGCGTACCTGAAGCCCTACAAGTACAAGATTCTTCACCCCGCTAGCGGCTCGTATTTTCAGCCTGTCGCCAATGCGGGAGATGCGCAGCACGGTGCGGATATTCACTGCGGCATCGTCGACGAACTTCATCTGCACAAGGAGATGACGTTGATCGACGCGCTCGAAACAGGTACTGGCTCAAGGACTCAGCCGCTGATCATGTACATCACGACGGCGGACGCCGGTAAGCGTCATACGCCGTATGACGTGAAGCGTGACCGCATTGAGAAGCTGGCGAGCGGTGTGCTGAAAGACCCGACCACCTACGGTGTTGTGTTCGCTGCGGACGCGAAATCGCCTGATTTCGACCCGTTTTCGATCAAGACGATCAAGAGTGCCAATCCTGGCTTCGGTATCAGCCCGACGAAGCGTTACTTGCTCGGCGAGGCCGAGAAGGCGAAGGAGTCACCGGCTGCGTTGGCGCGATATCTGCGGCTGCACTTGGGAATTCGCACGAAGCAGGAGTTCCGGTTCATCGATGTCGAGGATTGGGATGTCAACGCCGCGATGGTCGACGCTCGAAAGCTCAAGGGAGCGTTGTGTTATGGCGGGCTGGACCTTGGTTCGACGAGTGACTTGACGGCTCTGGTGTGGGTGTTCCCGGACATGGATGACGGCGCGTTCGATGTGCTGGCGAGGTTCTGGACGCCGGAGGAGAATCTGGTGAACCTCGACGACCGGACCGCGAATGCTGCGTCTACTGAATGGGTTCCGCAGGGTTGGTTGCGCACGACGCCGGGCAATGTCACGGACTACCGCTTCATCAAGAAGCAGATTGACGAGGATTTGTCGACGTTCGAGGTTGCCGAGATTGCGTACGACCCTTGGCACGCGCAGGAATTGGTGAATGACTTGGTGAACGATGGCGCACCGATGGTAATGATGCGGCAGGGTTATGCGTCAATGTCTGCGCCTACCAAGGATTTTCAACGTTTGGTGAAAATGGGTGCGCAGCTCGACGAGGATGGGCACCCGGTCAGGCCGATCATCCGGCACGGCGGCAATCCCGTGTTGCGTTGGATGATCGACAATTTCGCTGTCCAGATGGACCCGGCGGGAAATGTGAAGCCGGACAAAGTGAATGCGGGCGACAAGATCGACGGCGTTGTGGCGCTGATCATGGCTTTGGGTCGCGCGCTGGCGAACGCGCCGGACGACAGCGAAGTGTGGGGCTTGTACATGTGATGTGGCGCAACAAGATTGGAGAGTGGTGATCAACAACATGTCTGGGCTGCTGGCGGTAGTCGGGTTGGCGGCGATTATCACCGGAGTTGTTCTGCACTTCGGTGTCGCCGCCGGTCTGATCGTCGGTGGGGGCCTGGTGCTGCTCGTGTCGGGTCTGTTGTACGACCCAAAAAACAAGGGCGGCACGGGAAAAGGCAACG